GCCCCGGGACCTCGACAATGGACGGCGGCAGCGGGGCAATCTCTTCAATCACTGTGGGATACTGCATCGCGCTTTTGCGCGTCGTGATGCTATAATCGCTCATGTAAATAGCCCTCCACGGCGGCTATTTGCCATGCCCAGGGCTGTTGACGCAGCGCCTGGGCACCTCTATTGCTAGACTCTCCGTCCTTTTTGTCTATGCAAGACCAAAGCACGCAAAGCAAACGCACGCTCTTGCACAAGCTGCTGCAGCAACGGCGAGACGCCTTCCCCGACCGCACAGACGGCCCCAGATGCAGTAACCTCGAAGGTCACACCCAAAGAGACCAGCGACTCATAGAAGACCGTGGCCCGTTGCGCTTCTGCGTCTGTGCAAGCCCAAATCGCATCCACGCAGTAGCTCGCTTTGGGAAACTGTTCCATCAACTTGTCGCCTTGCGCCAGCGGCACCCACCAGCATTTGTGTTCATGGTCATACGCTGCGCCACTGATGCCCTTCAAGCGGCGGATGATTTCCTCATGCGTCGGCTTCGGATAACGCGGCCAGGTGACTCTCAAGTTGCGGCTTGCCAGTTCGATATTCATGATTCCTCGCGTTCTGCCCGCCATGCAGCTTGGTTGCCTACCAGCGGCGCATGCTGCAACTTGGCGCTGTAGAATCGCAGGCTGGTCTCATCAAAGCCCAATGTCGCCTCTCCCTGTGGCCCGAAACGATTTTTCACCACATACGCATTCACCAGCTCGCGCGGCGACTTTTTGTCATAGCTCCACGGTCGCACCAGAATCACAATGCAGGCAGCATCACGCTCGCCGCCGTGCATCAAGTCGCGCATGTTCGGCGTCTTTTCCGAGCGGTTCTCGATGTCGCGGTTCAACTGGCTGAGTGTGACCACGGGGCACTCGAACTTCTTAGCAATCGTCGCCAAGCCCCGCGAAATCTTGTTGACACGCTTGGATTCGTCGCGGTCAAACTCACCTGCAAGTTCGGTGTAATCAAACAGCACCAGGCTGATGCTTCGCCCCTCATCGGTCAGCACTTTTAACTGCTGCGTGATATGCTCCAGCGTCGGCGCTGGGCTCTCGTCGATGTAGAGATGCTTATTGCCCAAAGCATCCAACCGTCGCTCAAGCCGCTGATATTCTTCCGCTCGGCAATCGCCGATTTGCACGCGCCAAAAACTAATCTTTTCAAGGGCACATGCCTCGCGCAGCATCAACGCCTCTCCATCCATTTCCGCGCTGAACACGCAAATCACCCCACGCTCTTCGCGCTCAACCATCTGCTGCAAGACAGCAGAGACCAGTTGCATGCCAAAAGCCGTCTTGCCCGACCCAGAGCGACCGGCAATGGTGAGTAATTGCCCGGGCATAAGGCGCACATACGAGTCCAAACCTTCCAGACGTGTCTTGAATCCCACCATCCCGCTTTGCAACGCCCGCAACCGCTCTTTTGCGCGCTGGGCTGCAAAGTGACTGGGCTGCAAGTTCTCGCGAAAGAACAGGTCAATATCGAATGAATCACTCATGGCTGTCCCCCGTGGCAACAAGAACCATGCCCGCATAGTTGTGCACGCCATTGGCGGATGCGTTGACATCGGCACGGCGGCGATTCAGCACGCCTTTGACGTAGCGCAGCGTGCGCACATCCGCAGCCACCGCGACGCGGATGGCATCAATCACTTCATCCTCCCCAAATTGGTTGTAGCATTTTTCGAGTTCCTCGATCATCGCCGTGGTCAACGGCGATGGCATGTTGCTTTGCCAGTAATGCAGCAAATCGCCGTGTGGGTGCGAAGCAAAATCACTACCACTACCACTACCACCACTGTCTGTAGTAGTAGTATTTCTTTTATCTTTATTGGGTGTATCCGAGTACACTTTTTCTGGTGTATCCGAGTACACCTTTTCCGCTTTTTCAAAAGGTGTCTCTACAAACACCTTTTCATCGCTAAAAGGTGTCTCTACACACACACCCGCAAAAGGTGTCTCTACACACACCTTTTCATCATCAACAATTGGTTGGCGTTGTTCGACCTTCCATTGCTCCGTGTACTTGTTGAAGCCCCAAATGGCCGTATTGGTGCGTCCCACATTGCCCTCAATCTTGTAGACAATTCGCTTTTCGACTAAGTGATTGAGCGTGCGCGCGAGATTGCGGCGCTCGATGCCTGTAAGCTCTTGCCACCGGCTCAGGCTGATGCCTCGTTCCTTTTGCTGGTAGCCATAGGTCTCCCTAAACAAAGCCATCAGGCAGGCGAACTCGTAGCCGGTTATCTTGATAAGTGCGAGCTTTTCCATGATGGCGTGGTGAATGCGCGTAAAGCCGCCTTGCTCGATCTGAATCTCTTTGCCCGATACTGCGTCTTTCCTCTGCTTGGCGGACATGGTTGTGGTCACCGAGCCATTTCTGTGATGATTTGCACGATGGTGCCGTAACCTGCGGGCTTGGCATGGCTGTCGCGCAAACTGTTCCACTTGGCTTCTGTCAACGGCTGATGGCCCGGCACATCGCTCCAGGTCTTGACCACACCAAAGGCGGCATCGCCATAGCAGTGGCGGACGGCTGCAATCAGCTTGAGCCACGTGTCGTAATCCATAGAATAGGGATGGATGGGTTGCAGGCGTTCGCGCAGCTCGTCGAGGGTCATCTGGTCGCCGGTCGTGCGCGCCCCATTGTTGCCCGCATTATCGGGCGGGCGATGAACCCAGCCCGAGCGATTTTGCTCTGACTGCTCCCGCTGCTTGGCAGCACGAATGCGCGCAAAGCGACGCAGCTCGGACAACGGCAAGCATGCCTCTGGGTTGAACCAAATACCCTCGGTGCGCCCCATCGCATGCAAGCGTCCATTGCCGTAGAAAAAACGAGCGGCATCCACGCAAGCGGGGTCGCAGCCGTCGAATAGTTCCGCTACGATTTGGATCGCAAATTTGTAGCCGGCAGCATCCTGGATCGGTTCGTCCAGGATGAATATCACGCGGGCACGCGGAGCGCTGGGCGAGTGGCTGGGCGTCTCGTGGATAATCGCCCCGTATGCTTGCACCAGCGGATGCTGGGTCAGCGTTTCGATGGCGGCGCGGCTGTCTCCGCAGTCCATGTCGATGGCGATGTGTTGGGCGAGTTGAAAGTTCTCGACCTTTCGCTTGCCCTCCATCCACGGGCAATAGGGATAGCCCAGATAGACGGCGTTGCAGAAGCGCATGATGTCAAGCTCCCAGTTGCGAAAGCCCGCATTAAACGTTTCCCAATCCATCTCACGCCCAGGTTTCTCGACAAAGCGCCGGTTGTTAATGGCGATCTTGAAGGTGCGCAGTTCACTATCCATGTTGCGCTCCTCGTCCTGCCAACAATGACATCGGCGCGACTAGCTCATGCCATAGCTCGTGGCACGGGCGACATAGATTGACGCCGCATCGCTCCCAGCGTTCCCAGTTGGGCGCGACTCTCGGGTCATGGCGAAACGCTTGCGGCAAAAAGTGGTGATATTCCGTGCCCACTGTCTCGCCGCACGCAAAACAGGGCTCGCCCTCTCGGTAATCATGGCGCGTGCGAATCTCGTCGATGCTGGCTGGAATGGCGCGCTCCGGCCAGCGGTAGCGCAAGTATTCAAGCAAGCGCAGCACACTGGCATGCGGTAACGGCTGTGAAGCAAACTTGTCGCAGGCTTCACAATGCCAGTAGACGAGCGACTTGCCATTCACCTGAATTGTTCGCATCAAATGCACGCTGCCCGTCTGCCCGCAATTGGAGCACGCCGGACGCGCAATGAGCGTTGCGTCGTTAGGGTCTACCCAGCCAATATGCTTGTGGCACTTGGGACATAAGCATTTGCCCCAAGTATTCTCAAGCCGCAGCCCGGCATACGGATGCTCAGAGCATGCTGGGAATTTGTTTTTCATCATTGCGACGATCCTTGTTGCAGTTCGGGCAGAGCAGCCCGCCAGCCGCCCTGCCCTGGGTCTAGGGAGGTAATAGCATCTTTGTGCGATGTCACGGAGTGATTCCCGCGCTCACCATCGCATGGCCCACCGTGGCGGCCAGCACCAGCCCTACAATGACGGCGACGCCCAGACACGTATACAGCCAGTCCATCCCCTCGCGCTCGGTCTGGCGGCTATGCTGTTCATGGTTCATCTCTCGCACCTTCCAGCTACAATGCACGCGCACAGTACCGTCGTCGCGCACAAAAAAGAGAGCAGGATGCCGCCAACAATCAGGATGGTCATCATTGCGCAGCCTCCGTGACGTGCTTCCAGGTCTTGCCGTTTAGCATGTAAGTAATTGTCGGTCGGGCAACGCCAAACCTATTGGCAAGTTCTTGGTGAGTAACTCCCTGGCGAAATAAAGAGCGCGCCTCTCTGACTGCTTGCGGACTGAGCTTGCTGTGTGTGTGGCGTTCGCCGTGCGCCATCAATCCCGTGCGACCCGCATGAGCCGAATTCTCTGCGTGCGTGACCCATTCCAGATTTTCAGGGCGAGCGTCGGCCTTGTCGCCATTCAGATGATTCACCTCATCTTTGCCTTCGGGCGGCGCGCCAAGAAACGCCATTGCTACCAACCTGTGAACTCGCTCAATTCTCGAACTGGTCGTATCTGCATTTGCATACAGGTTGACTAGCGGATAGCCAGCGTCATTCAAGATCGGATTTAGGATGCGACCTGGGCAGAACCGCTTTCCACCGTTTCGGCCTCGACGATAGCGGCCATGCGAGCGGACGCGCCCCAAATTAGAAACTTCGTACAATCCCTCATAGCCCACCACAGGCTTCCAGATTTCTCCCATCATTCGCTCCTTAGTTCCCGCAGAGCAAAGAATCCTTGAAGCTCTGGATTGCGTTCAAGCAGGAGACGAGCGTACCTACTCGTGAAGTCATTTGATAGTTTGTACTCCTCGCCTTGCGTCTGGAGCGCATAGAGCCAACGTAGCTGCTCGAATAGCCCCTTGATGCTGTAGCGTGTAACGCCGCGCCGCTTCATTTGCAGCGCCAGCTTACAAAGTGCCTCGTAAACATGTGGATTCTGCTTGTGGAAACTATCAAATCGCTCTGCTATCGTTGCGCCTCTTTCATACTGGGGCGCGATAGTCGCCTGCAATTCGAAGAGGCTGGGTTGGAATTCGTTCATGCTTTGTAGTCCCCAATCCTGGCTTGCAAGAGTCCCGCTTTGGCGTCGAGCGCTCTGGCGCGAATATCACCGGCGAAAATAATTGCCTTGTTGCTGTCGCCACTCACCAACGCTTCCTGT